AAAATAGCTACAAAGTAAACAGTTGGGTAGTTTGCGAGGCTACCTAACATAAAGCAATAGGAGAGAAGATGGCTAAAAAAACCAAGACAATTAAAATATCTGGTAATATAGACTATTCAAAAGTTACCCAGAGAATACTAGAGTTTAGGCAGGCTAACCCACGTGGTGATATACAAACAATTCCTACCATTTTAGAAGATGGCCAAGTTATGTTTAAAGCCACAGTTGTAAAAGATAAAAAAGAGGAGTCAAGTGCATCTGCTACCGGCCACTCTTTAGGCTTAAACAAAGGCGTAAAAGCTTTTGAGAAGCTAGAAACTATCGCAGTCGGTAGAGCCTTAGCTATGCTTGGCTATGCTAGCGATGGGGAGATTGCAAGCGCTGAAGAGATGGAAGAATTTGAAGCTTACCAGCAGAATAAAAAAGCTGAGTTTGATGCTTACATAAAAGAAACCTTAGATAGTATAGATGAAACTAAAACTGTTGATGATTTGCAAGATTTATTTATAAACATTACACCAGAAGTCAGGCAAAATCCATACATACAAGAAGCTAAACTAAAAAAATATAAGTTTTTATTGAAGGAAATTAAAGATGTTAAGAAGGCTTAAGCAAGGCACTCCAGAATGGCATATTTGGCGTAAACCGTTAATCACCGGCACTAAAAGTGATATGGCTCCGCTAAGAGGTTTGCTCCCAAAAAAAGCATTCTTTACCTACGTAGCATCAAAATGCTGTGTTGAGGCTAAAGATGAAACCGATATAGAACGTGGGCATAGGCTAGAACCTATTGCTAGAGAGCTAATGGCTGATAGACTAAAGAAAACAATATCAGATGAATATGTAATTGATGGTGAAGATGGAACCGGCTTAAGCCCAGACGGTTTGATTATAACTAAAGAAAACCCGTCAATTAATGACATCACTGAAGCCGCAGAAATAAAGTGCTTAAATAATGAGAATCATTTAGAGGCTTTATATATACACCGGGCATTCAGAAATAATAAAAGCCTATATCCTAGAAGTGCATTCCTATCTAATGTAGGCGTACCCCCAAACTATCATATTCAGGTTTACTCATATTTTATAAGGCTACCTAAGCTACAAACACTATACTTTGGCTTATATAATGAGAATATGCCACCAGCATTTAGGCTAGTTATTATCAAGATAAACAGAGCAGATGTTCAAGACGATGTAGATAGGCACGCCACTAGGCTAAAAGAGATGATTGCCGAAGCTAAAAATTTTATGAACTGGTTGGAGTTTGAAAATGCGTTACAATAAAACAGCTATCGAGAACACTATTGAAAAGATATTTGGCACTGAAGTTGATGATGCCGAATTATCAGAGCTTTTAAAGAATATTATTAGACACCGGGAGATTATAAAAAACGCCATAAAAGATTCTGATTATAACAAAATGCGTGACTGTTTTCTAAGATTATCAGTATTGAACTCAGAGCTTGCCGACAAAGTAGCCCTCCAACAAGTGATAGTAGGCAGTTTGAACGCCGGTTTTGAATCAGAAAAACAAAAGATATATGATAAAAAAATCAAAGGAGGTGCATCAGCTAGTATGGCTTACCAACACTCATCTAGGATGACTAAAGAAGATGAGGCTCTATTTATAAGAGATAAGAGCATTCTAGCTAGTATGATTACAATCTCGGAGAGTATACGCTACTTAATAAGTGACTGTAAGGCTAGGCTAGAATATGAAAAGGGTGAGATGATAAAAAATAATATAAGCGAGAATAGTTTGTCTTGGCATAAACCAAAACCTATACCATCTGAACCTAAGCCTAGCGCTATTAGGGTAGTAGAAAACGGGAATAAACCAATACCAAGTACACCTAAACCTATCGCACCCCCGAATAAAAACCTACAGCAAATAGTTTATAGTGGCGCAAAGCCGAGTGGTCAAGGCGAAAAACTACCCATACAACCACCACCACCAAGGAGGAACACTAATGACTGAAATTGAGTTACTAATGGTAAGGCTAGATGATTTAGAAGAAGCATCAGATTCCAAGGAATTAAGGTTGCTAATCAAAAGCTTAAAGAGATATTTTGACAGTATTAATAAAAAAGAATTAGGTTTTAAAAAAGGAGATAACAATGGAAAATAAAGATAGAAAATACGGATTTCAAGATCCAAAAAATAGAGCTGATATGAGAGCATTAACTGCCGTCCAGTTAATCGATATTAAAGAAATGATTAGTATGGGCTTCAAGCAAAAGGTAATAGCTACTAGATATGGTATAACCCAGCAAACACTAAGCAGATACCTTAACGGCCACGTAAAGCCTAAATCTTAAAACTGTGGAAAACTCCTGAAAAAAAGTATTGACTTTTAATTTTTGTTAAGCTATAATTAAAATACAATAAGCAAAGGAGAAAGCAATGCAAATCAAAATAACAAATCAAGACTACAAAACGGTAATGAATGAAGATGGTACATTCAGATGTGAACATAAAAACATCGAGATTGAACCGCCTTGTTGTGATGGCACAGCCTGCGCATGTTACGGTCAATACACCGTACACTGTAATGATTGTGATGACCGGGATTTAGAAGAATGGCAGGCTCAAGATATTTTAGATAAATATAACTAAGGAGGGTATATGGAAACTAAAAAATTAACACAAGCCGGAAGAATACTAAAGCAACTTAAAGACGCTGGTAGCAAAGGCGTGCCTAACTATAAACTAGCTAACTATAATCTTGGTTACCGTGGTAGAATATCTGATTTAAGAAAAAGTAAACATAACATACATTGTGAACGCCAAGTTATAAACGGCGTGCCAACCGGGGTATGGATTTATTATTTAGATGATAAGGAGGAGATATGAAACTAGACGGTCAAACTTTTAAACGTATCCAGAGAATCATAACCGAGCTTAGCAATATAGACTTGCCAGAAGATGAGCTAAAAGAAATAGCAGTTGCTGGTATAGAAGCCCACCGCCACCGCAAAAGTGGCACTACATTTACTGAGGCTCAGTTATATTATAGGCTTAGGAAAAATAAAACAACTAGCACTACTACCGCCGACCTAGCAGATGAGATTTTTAAACAGATGCCACTTGAAGAAACTAACTTACTAGCAAAAGGTAAAGAAATTTTAGGCAAAATAAAAATGCAGTTCGAAGAAGTACCAGCTAAACTAAGGAAAGGGCTAAATAAATAATGGACAAAAAAATAATAGCTAAGGTAGTAGTAGGCTCAAGGTTACACGGCTTAGATACTCCTGAATCAGACTGGGATTATAGAGGCATACATATATCACCACTAGAAAAAGTTCTAAGCCCATTTAAAAACCTAAAGAATACATCTTGGATTGAAGGTGATGAAGATAACACTAGCTATGAGTTAGCGGATTTCTGCAAGCAAGCAGTCCACGGTAACGCCACTATACTTGAAGTTTTCTTCTCAGATAAAATTATAGAAACATCTGATATACATAAGGAAATGCAGGCAAACTGGCATAAATTCATTGATACCAAGAGATTCATTATGGCATCTAGGGGCTACGCTCATAATCAATGGAATAAGTTTTATAACTTTGAAGATGTCGGTATACTCGGCCAAAATAGAACATCTAAGTTTGCAGTAGCTTTTCTAAGGGTAATGTGGCAGTGTGAGCAGTTTCTATTAACTGGAGAGTTTAAGTGTAACTTAGTAGACTCTGATTTATACCCACTACTTAAGAAAATAAAACCACTAAACGTTGACCAGATCCAGCAGCACTTACCAGAAATCGTAGAAGCTATGAGCAATATGAATATGCGAGTGAGTATGGCTGAAGGTGAGAGCAAATTCTTAAATATGAAACCAGATATTGAGTGGATTGAAGATTTTATATTAAGAGCATATAAGGGGGTTAGTGGTGAGTAAACTACCAGAAAAATCAAAGTTTGATAAGTATGTAAAAATGGGTTTAATACGCTCACAGACAAAAGACAATCTAACCGTATACCAATATACCGAAATAACTCAGTTTGATAGGCTATGGAACACCACTACCTTAGTGGCCCGGGGAATAGTTTTTGATAGTGATGGTGAGTTAGTACAACGCTGTATACCAAAATTCTTTAATGCTGATGAGCCAGATGGAATAATTGCACTTAAACTAAACTTTTCAGATATGGTTAAAATAAATAAAAAATCTATTTTTAAAATTACTGTTCAAGAAAAGGTAGATGGATCATTGATAAAAGTTACATTCGATGATAAGCACGGTCTTGTAGTAACATCTAAAGCCAGTTTTGAAACTGATCAAGCTAAATGGGCTAAAGAGATTATAGAAGAAGAAGGTTATATTTTTGAACCCGGTTATACATATCATTTTGAGCTTATACACCCGGATAATCAGATTGTTTTAAACTATGGCGATAGGAGAGAACTTATACTACTAGCTGTTGTTATAAATGATAGTGGTAATGAAATTGATATATATGATAATAATATGTTTAATGTGGACACTGATAAGCCAAATTTTAAGCTTGTTAATCGGCTTGAAAATTCAGTAATTGAAGATGTGAATGGGCTAAATGGTGATGATCTTAAAGAAGGTATAGTTATAAAATACGGTAATATACTTAGGTTAAAAATGAAAACAGATGAATACGTTAGAATACATAGGATTGTTACCAATCTTACTACTAAACGTGTTTGGGAGGCTTTATCAGAAGGTATAAAAATAGAACGCCAAAATATACCAGAAGAATTTTTTAAATGGCTTACAGATACTGAAAATAAGTTATTTAATGACTACCAAAAGCTATCAGATGGAATAGATAATGCTATAAAAGAAACTCAAGATTATACTAATAAAGAACTTGGGCTATCAAATAATCAATTTAAAAGCTATATATTTGCACATAGAAATAATATTGATATTAAGCCTATGATATGGAAAGCAATTAAACCAGAAGGAGATGAAAATGTCTAAATTACTTATGTTGAAAGGTCTTCCAGCATCCGGAAAAAGCACCTATGCTAAAGAGTTAGTAGATAAGGGCTGGATTAGAGTTAATAAAGATGATTTAAGGGCTATGCTCAATAATAGCAAGTGGTCAAGTTCTAATGAGGTGATGATTTTATGGGTACGTGATAGCATAATATCAGAAGCATTACAACAAGGTAAAAGCGTGGTTGTTGATGACACTAATTTTGCACCAATACACTACAATAAACTATCTAGTCTAGCGGCATCTTTCGGCGCATCATTTGATATTAAGTTTTTTGATACTCCACTAGAAGTATGTATAGAACGTGATTTAAAACGTCCAGTTAGCGTTGGTAAAGATGTAATAATACGAATGTATAACCAATACCTAAGGCCGTCAGTTGAAGACTATATTTATGATGAAGACGCTAAACCAGCTATTATGGTAGATATTGATGGCACGCTAGCTCATATGGTTAATAGAGGCCCTTTTGAATGGTCTAAAGTTAAAGAAGATGAAGTTGATTATTCAGTTAGAGAGGTAACTCAGACATATGCAATGTGCGGTGATAAAATTATTATTATGTCTGGCCGAGATGAAATATGCAGAGAAGATACTGAAGAATGGTTGAAGATGCACAACATTTACTATGACTATCTTTATATGCGCCAACAAGGTGATAAAAGAAAAGATACCGTTGTAAAGCAAGAACTTTTTGATAATAATGTCAGAGGAAAGTTCAGAATTAAATTTGTTCTTGATGATCGCTGGTCAGTTTGCGAAATGTGGCTGCTAAATGGCCTTAAGGTTCTAAACTGTTCAGGATTAGATAGGGGTGAATTTTAGTGCCAACT